TTACGCTCTAGCAGACTGAGTAATTTCAGCGACGGCCCGCTCGGATGCTTGTCACCAACTTCCCATTTGCGCACCGTCGACAAGCTCGTGTTCAGCACCGCAGCCAGAACTGCCTGGCTCAACTGAAGGTGATCACGTAGCGCCCGAATCTTTCCGCTGTCATATTCGGGAATTGGATCAAGGCACAGAGCGTCGAACTTATTCATTTTTCGTTTGTCGATAAACCCCAGACGATGTAGATCACTGGCCGTTTCGTGAACAGCGTCAAAAATTCGGCTTTTAGCCTTGGTTTTTGTCGTCATGGCAAATCTCCTGTAACAAACCATCTTCAACCGCTTCATCAAGTTGCCGCCCTGTTCTAGCCAGCAGCTGTTCTGCGATGTCCTTCAATGCTTCCAGTTCATCGTCTGCAATGTTGGCTCGATCATTTTTCTCGAACCCGTAGACGAAAAACCACCTATTGCCCTTGTTAGTCGCGACCAATGTTCTAACACCGCCACGCTTGCCTCTGCCGGCAAGGCCGATGCGCTTTTTAACGACACCGCCGCCAAGGTCGGCATCGATCAGACCCTGTGACATCTCCGTCACAGCATCACACAACGCGCTGTCGGTCAGATCTGTTTTGCGCATCCACCGACTAAAGTGGCGGGTTTTGAATACTCGCTTCATTTTCGTATTGTGCCACTTAGTGGCGTAGTTTGTCCAGGGGTTTCCGTGTGTGAATTCAACCTCGCAGCCACGACTTCTATCGCCTTGTGCCATCGCCGCGATGCCGTGTTTCGATCACAGGCAAACCGCCTTCCGATTTGCTGCCACTCGTAGCGATCTGCGCGCATCCAGACCAGATGTCGTTGCTCGACATCAAGCCATTGCACCCACGTCATAGTCTCCAGCATGAGTTCTACAGCCTTCGGGCTGGGTGGCATCGGTCGGTAGAGTCGGTCAGGATCGGGGTAGCGGTCGGGTGTCTGACAGGCAAACATCGACCATGAGTTGAAGTAACCTTGCACGCGTACCGGAGGTAGCCGGTGGGCTGTCTGAGAAGCATCCGTGAAGCGAGCCGCCACGTCGTCAATCGTCCACTCAGCCATGACGCACTCCCTTACCGTTGATGCCATAGAGGCGCTCGCCGAGTCGGCGCACAAATTCTCGTTCAATGAAGTCCAGCCGGTCGTCGTTTTCAGCGACAACAAGGATGTGCTGTTGCTGCCACCCATCTCGCTTGGTCGATTCGACATCCATGGTCTGAGGTTGCAGACGACCAAGAGCGCAGCGGTATTGAGGTGTTGGAACCTTCATGTCACACCTCCTGCGTCTCGATGGCCCAGTGCAGCAATGCCAAGGCATCGGCTTCGTTGTCGTCGCAAGGGGCGTAACCACGCAACTGGACGGACGCAATCATCTCGTCCTTGCCTGCGTTCCCTTTGCCGGTTGCGTGCTTCTTGATCGTGCCGACCGGAACGCCTTGGTAGGGGATTTTGTGATGTTCACACCACGCGGTCAGATGGCCCATGAAACCACCATATGCGTGGGCGGCGTCCACCCCTGCGTGTCGTCGAACCTCCTCGAAATACACCGCATTGATGTGGCCACAAGTGGTCAGCAGCTCTGCCAGCCAGCGCTTAAATCGCAGGAAGCGCATACCGCCGCCTTCAAATCGCTGCGGCTTGAAATGCTCGGTGCCGCTGGTGATCGTGCTGTCCAGTTGGTGCAGTGCCCAGCCGGTGTGTGTGCCCAGATCAAGGGCAAGAATGGTGCTGTTGGTTGTCGTATTCATCGTCATAGCTCCTGAGTTTTGGGGGCGAGTGACGGATGCGACGGATTCTCCGTATAACTCTCTACACGTGTGCGTGCGCGTGCGCAGGCAAAGAGAGGTATCCGACAAGTCCGTCACATCCGTCACTCGACGGTTTTGCTGGTTAGTCATCGCGGTACGGGTAGCTGGCGTTGTAGGGCTTGGGTCTGAGGGACAGCCCCGTCAAGCCACGCACGCCACCGGTCAGTCGGCACTTCTCGAACTTGCGGGTGGCCATCAGTTCAGAGAAGCGCTTGACCGATCCGACAAACTCGCCCGCGCGTTCGGCCCACTCACGCCAGTCGGAGAACAGATCGGACACGCCTTCGCGGCTGGTCTTGACCAGCAGGCAACGTTCTTCGATCCACTGCCCGAGCGCATCCTCGGCCTCGAAATACTCTTCGGTTGCCGACACCACGCTGGCTGGCGGTTTCAGCCCTTGCTGTTGCCAGCGGCTGCACCCATCGACCGCCCACGCCAAAATCCCGTCCCGCTCCTTGAGCAGCTTGTCGGTGAGCCTGCCGTCCCGTTTTTCGGGCGGAATGGTGACCGTGAACGGGATCAAGTGCAGACGACGCTTCATCGCCTCGTCCACATTGCGAATCGATGGCTTGTGGTTGCCAGCGATTACCAACTTGAACTGGGGCACGTACTCGAAGAAGTCCTGGCGCATGAAGCGCGCCGACACCTTGTCGCCGCCCGTGATGGCCTTGACCTTGGACTCGTTCCAGCGCCGACCCTGTTCGGTTTCGATGGAGGACACGAAGCGTGCGCCACGCAGTCCGGCCAGATCGGTGGGATGCCGGTCGTTGCGCGCGTCCATGAACGTGTCCATCGGGGCGTTGGCCGCGTAGTCACCGAGGATCGTGGTGATGACGTTGACGAACACTGACTTGCCGTTCGCGCCGGTGCCGTACAGAAAGAACAGCGCGTGCTCGCTGGTGATCCCGGTCAGGCAATAGCCCACCATCAGTTGCAGGTAGGCGATCAGATCGGCATCGCCGCCGGTGACGTCGGCCAGAAATCCATGCCACGTTGGACAGCCGCCCTTGGGTGTGGCCGTGCTGACCTTGGTCATCCGGTCGTCACGCCGGTGCTCGCGCATCCGGCCCGTGCGCAGATCGACCACGCCACCCGGGGTGTTGAGCGCCCAAGTATCGGCATCCCATTCCTCGGTACTGGAGGCGTGCTTCGGATCGGAACGGGCGATCTTCTCGACCGCCGAGATGGTCGACGAGCTGGCGAGTTTGGCTTTCTGCCTTGGACTGTCTGCCTTGAGCGATGCGTTACGGCAGATGCCCCGAGCCAGATGCGAAACGTAAAGCATCTGATCGGCATTCCAACGCACGCCCGTCCACACCAGCCACTTGCCCCACAGCGCGCAGTAGCGCCAGTCCTGACCATAGCGACGGGTGAAGGCGGTCGACAGTCCGTCCTCGGTACTCCAGTCAATGCCCGTCAGCAAATCCGGCGGCGCAATCTCCTCGACGGAGCGCATCACGGGCATTCGCTCACCAACGGCAAGAAAGCCCGCCACGTCAAAGCCATCGGGAATGGCGTCGGCAGCGTCCCAACCTTCGGGCCGGTCGTCGGGTGGCACGAGGATGGCGACCGTGGTCGCACCGGCGTGCAAGATCGCCTGCGAAGCGCGGTCGGCGTAGTCCCAGCCCGGTGCGTCTCGATCTGGCCAGATCAGCACCGACTTGCCTGCCAGCGGTTGCCAGTCAGTTTTATCGACCGGAGCGTTTGCGCCGTGCATTGCGGTGGTCGCCACCACACCGGCATCGATCAGTGCCTGCGCACATTTCTCGCCTTCGACCAGAACGATGTGGCTGGCGGCAACCAGTCCCGGCTGGTTGTACAGCGGACGTGGCTCGGGCGGGGCCATCTTGCGGCGCTTGGCATCCCACGGCCGGAATTCCTTCTTCCGGCCCGGTGGGTCGTAGCGGTAGACAACGGCGATCAGTTTGCCAGTGGCGTCGTGATAGTCCCACTTGGCGGTCGCGGGGCCGAGATCGTCGGACGGCGGTGCTGCCTTGGCTTTGCGCACCGGTGTTGACCGCGCACGCCCAAGCAGATCACTGGCTTCCTGCAGCACCCGAGGGAAATCGGCGTGGATGCTGGCTCCGAGGTAGGCTGCGATCAAATCGAAGATGTCGCCGCCGTCGCCGGTCGCGCGATCCGTCCAGAGTCCGGCCTTGTCACCGGTCAGCACCACCTCGAGGCTGTCGCCGGGACTGCCCAGCACGTCCCCGATGAGAAACTTGCCCTGGCGCTTCTTGCCCGCCGGGAACATCGTGGTCAGCACCGACTCCAGCCGTGCGATCAGTTCCGAGCGGATTTCGTCACGTTCAGCATCCCGGTTTTCGATGGGCAGGGAAATGTCGTTGAAGTCGATCATTCGGCTCCCTCGTCCTGCGCTTTGCTGGCGCGTTGTTTGTCACCATCGCCCTGCGGCGCTCTGCTGCTGGCCGCCCATGCGGATAGTTCGGACATCCGGTAGCGCACCAAACCGCCAAGCAGGTAATGCGGGATGCGGTACTTGCTGCGCATTGTCTGATCGGCAAACCAGTAGTACGGCAGGCTCAGTACGGCCGCCGCCTGCTTGGCGTCGATCATTGGTTCGTCGTCGGTGACGCCTGTTTTGTGGTCGTTCATGATTGCGTTCTCCAGCAGCGGTCTTGCCACGCGCACATCCGGCATTCGAAGTGGGTCTGGTTAGCGAAGGCGCGCGGCAGGAGTTCTGCTGCCTCGGTCGCCGTGATCACCTTCACCGCCCGATCCGACATGCGTTGGGCAAGGGCTGCGTCAAAGGGGACGAGCTCGACGTAGATCTCCATCGTGTCGGCGTTCACCGCCGTGAAAATCGCCGGGTGCTCGTGCAGTTCGAGATAGGCCTGATACAACGCGACTTGCGCCGCGTAGACAGGCTTGGAAATGGCGAGCCGGTTTTTCTCCAGATCGCGCCAGGACTTCGAGCCGAGGCACTTGTTTTCCCAAAGGGCCGGGTAAGCGAAGCCCTCGGGGCCACCGACGAACACCCCGTCGATGTGGCCCTGCAGGCGTCCGTCAGCCACCGAGAAACCAAACTGCTCGCCGTCGGCCTTATGGGTGCGCAGATCGAAACCCGCGTCCCGCAGCCATCCGACCATGCACTCTTCGTTGACGTGGCCACGCTCGAAGATGCGCAATATCCGGCCCTGCACGTCGCGCCCATAGTCGACCGGTGCTTGCGCAAACTCGTACTGCAGCGCGCGTTCGCAAGCCACGCCCAACCGGGATGCGCCAAGGTAGTGGCGCACCGATTGCCGGGCACGCGCTCGCTGCAGACCGGTATCGACCAACACGCTGATTTGCCCGGATACGCTTGCCGTGGAATTGAAGTCCATCATGGCGTGGTCTCCCACGGCAGATCGTCCTCAAGATCGGCAAACGGGTTCGCCAAGGGATCGGGCGTCGGAGGCATGCCGCGCACTGGCGGAAACTTGGTCGCCTCGTGATGCTCGACCATTGCCTCCGTGTAGCGGGTGACGATGGCGTCGATAACCCGCAGCGCTTCAGCTTCCGAGTAATCCCCGAGGGGCTTCGTGAAGCCGATTTCGCCAGCAGCTTCACCGAACGCCTTCAGGCACTTTTTCATCGAGGCGAGCTCGATGTCAGAGGGATCGATCATCACGACCTCCCTGCGCTTGCCCGGCTCGTCCTTGGCTTTGAGCCAGTTGCCGTACATCGCGTGAAAGACGTTCTGGCAGCGCTGCGAGCAGAACACCCAGTCGATGGGGTAGCGGCGGTGATTGCCGACACCGTGTTGGTTGTCGGTGTGACCGAATCCCCGTGCCTGACGTTTGCAGACCCAGCATTTCACACCTCCCTCACTGCGCCCACGACGGTTTGCCCGTCACGGATGCGCGTTGTGGAGCAGCAGCGGGAGCCGGATAAACAGGTGCTGCCTGTGCGGGAGCGCCAGAGTTGCCACCGCCGGTGTTGGCCTTGGCAGCGACACCCCTCAACTTGGCGTAGTCGGCGTGGTCAGGCTCGACCGCCACCTTGACCACATTGCGATCCACACCCTTGGCGTCCTTTTCGATATCAACGCGAACGATGAATTCGATGCCATCCAGTTCGTGAAAGCCCTGGATGCGGCGTGCGGCGGCGGCCTGCGGTGTGTTGTCCTGCGGGTGGATATTGCGGGCGCTGTTGAGCGCAGCGCGGATAAAGCTGCGTCCCATCTGGCCCCAGGTCGGCCCTTTCTTGGACAGCAGGCCGATGTTGCTCCACATCTTGCGTTTGACATGCTCACCGTCGGTGACCACAAACTCGGCAGAGAGGTAGATCGAACCGGTGTCGAAGGATTCTGTGGCGTAGCCGCCGCCCCAACCCTGTTCGGGATCGTCGTAACCACCGGGTTTGATGGTCATACGCACCGGCACAACGGTGCCCTTGGGGATCAGATCGAAACCGGACTGCTGTGAGTCGGCGTCATTAAAGTCATTCCATGCATTGGGGGGCATTGCGCTGCTGTTCATGTCTGTTACTCCTTGGATTCGGTATGGGTTTGGGCGGTGGTGCCGGACGTGGAAGCGCTGCTGGCGCACTTGGCGATCAGCGCGCCGAGATGCGGCGGCTCCAGCACGTCGAGGCGACCGCTG